AGTCACAGGCAACGTAACCGGTGGCAATATAACCACAGCCGGTGTTATCACGGTGAACTCAGGTGCAGCGGCCACTGCCATTGTGAATGGAGCCAGCAATGCCGTGGGCAATATTGGCAGTGCAACTACCTATTTCAATAGACTATTTGCCCAAGCAACCACAGCACTGTATGCTGACTTGGCTGAAGTCTACAAATCAGATGCCAAATATCCTCCAGGTACTGTGCTGGTATTTGGCGGCAATCAAGAAGTAACTATCAGCACCCAAAGTCATGACACTAGGATTGCAGGAGTAGTATCTACCAATCCTGCTCACGTCATGAACTCAGGCTTGGTGTCTGAATACACTGTGGACGTTGGCTTGATTGGTCGTGTGCCTTGTCAGGTGATTGGACCTGTTGCTGCTGGTGATCAAGTGGTGTCAAGCAATCGAGCAGGTGTTGCTGAACGCCTGAACATGCAGCACTATCAACCAGGTGTGATCATTGGCAAAGCAGTAGAAAGTTACAACAGCACTGATGTTGGCACAATCGAAATAGTAGTAGGAAGATTATAATGGCATTTCCAACCTCACCAACCAATGGGCAAACAGCAACAGTCAATGGTGTTGTGTACACCTACAATAGTACACTAACAGCCTGGACCGTTGGCACAGAACCAGGCGGAAATGTGTCAGGCAACGTTTTAAACATAACCAGCAGTGCGTCAATAGGAACTACGTTGAGCGTTGCTGGCAATGTTACTGGTGGTAATGTTGCAGTCACCGGCGTATCCACTGCTACAAGTTACAGTGCAACTGGCAACATCACAGGTGGTAATGTACTCACAGGTGGTGCGTTATCGGCTACCGGCAATGGTTATTTCGGCGGTAGCGTGGGGATTGGTACTGCTTCGCCGGGAACTAAGCTACAGGCGGTTGGAATTATAAAATCTGGTGCAACAGGCACAAACGGAGAATTTAATCTAGCCAGAACATCGGATGGACTTTCGGTAGGTAAGATTACACTTACCGAATCAACGTCTATTCTGGATTACAACAATTTATTGGGTGCAGGGTTACATACTTTTACTATAAATGCTGTTGAGCGTATGCGTATCGACTCCAGCGGTAACATGGGCATTGGTACTACTGCGCCTTTGGGTAAATTACAAATTTCTGCAGCAACTACTGCTCTTACAGGCGGAAGTAGCCAATTGAATATATTTTCAACAGATGCTATAGGCGCAGATAAAGGTGGAAGAATATCTTTTGGTGGCGTAAGTGGCGCAGTAGGATTTGACCCTTATGGATTTTGTGCAATAGCAGGATTAAAAGATAATGCAACTGCTTCTAATTTTGCTGGTTATCTAACATTTTCCACAGCTACCTCTGGTGGTACTGTTACAGAACGCATGCGCATCGACTCCAACGGTAATACCACAGTGACTGGATCCATATTGCCCAGTACTGGTAACACCTACGATCTAGGATCCACGGCTGCACGGTGGAGAAATATTTATACCAACGATTTGCAATTGAATAATGGCATTGGAGATTATACTATTGTTGAGGGCGAAGATGATTTATTTCTTTACAATAACAAAAAAGGTAAAGTGTATAAATTTGCCCTGATTGAAGTTGACCCAGCAACAGCTCCTCCCAAAGCCGAAACGGACTAGAATGCCAGTTATCATTGGTAACGGAACCATTGAAGGCGGAAGCAGTGCGTTCACTGTTAAAAATTCATCTGGCACTGTGGTGTATCAGCAAGGAATCAGCACATCAGGATACACTGCCAACTCTGACGTTCCGGGTTTTGTTGCAGGTAGTGCGTCAGATCCTGGCTGGATACTAACTGCAACAGACAACTGGGGCAAAGTCAATCAGTATGCCACCACAACTGTGTACAACCGTGGAAATCATTACAGCACAGCGAACACCAGATTCACAGCGCCTGTTACTGGGCCGTATTTGTTTATATGGTCAGTTTATTGTTATACCTCAAGTTATTTACACCCACAATTTGCTGTAAATGGCGGTTTTGGGATAAGGCGGTATACCACTCCATATAAAATAAGAAATCACGGCTGGGTAGCAAACTATCAATGTGATTCTCAGATAGAAGAGGTTATTTTTTTAATTGCCGGTGATTACGTTGAAGTCTACCATTACGCTGGTGGATCTGCTTACACTTATCCGCTGTATGGATTGTTTCAAGGATTATTTGTAGGATAAAAAATGCCAATAAATGTAAACGGAACTACATTAACAGGCGGAACCAGCTTGTCAATCACTGATGGGTCCAACAATGTTATTTACAAACAAGGCACAACTGGACTGGTGTCTAAACCAACAAATAGTGGCGGAACTGTTCTCACACCAATGTTCAACGTAGGCTGGAGTCCCGCTAGCTGGACAAACTTGGGTGGCGTTGTTGTTTTTGACTACACCGGTGGCAGTGGGTATCTAAATGTAAACGGCTGTTATAACACCAGCAACGGAGCATTTACTGCACCGTTCACTGGCTTGCATTTGTTCAAGCATCACATCTACTGTTATGGCAATGACGCCGGCAACTCATGGTATTTTCATCCACTGTACCTGGTTAATGGAAGTCAGACTGTGCGCCGACCAGGTGGTACACCTTACAGAATGCGTCAATATGGGTTGACCTCAAATTTTGGACAAGATTCAGACTGTTGTGAGTTAATATATCTTATTGCCGGAGACTATGTACAAGTTTATACACCAATGAATGGCACTATGCAAGGATATGCTCCGTATTGTACCTTCAACGGGTCATACATAAGTAACTGATATGTCATTGGATATCAACGGAACCACCATACAAAACAGTAATAGTGCCTTGAGCATTACTACAAATTCTGTCACTGGATTCAATATCAACAGCAGCAATTTCCCGGTGCTGTCCACCAGGCCGTCTTTCAGTGCTCAAGGTACCGCAGGTTGGGTTACTATGCCCAATGGCGCTTGGTCTACTATTATTTTTGATTATGCAAACGGTAACATTGGCAGTTGCTACAACACTGCTAATGGCCTTTTTTCAGCTCCCATCAGCGGAATATATTATTTTGAAGCTCATCTGTATGGCTACAAAGGCGATTCAGTTCCTACTTCATACACACATCCGGTGTTCCTGATCAACGGTTCTTACACCTACAGACAGGCACAACAGCCAGGTCAACCTGCGTACAGATTAAGATCTAGGACAGTCTACGGTTCTACGTATTCTTGGGATACCATAATTAACGATGTGTTTTATTTGGCAGCAGGGGATACAGTACAATACTATGTTTACAATAGTGCTGGAAATTTGTACTACCCTCCTTACAGTTTGTTCAGTGGGTTTTTAGTAGGATAAAAAATTTTTTAATAGGATAAAAATTATGGCAATGACAATCACAGTCCAGTTGGACGATTTAGAAGAAAAATGTATGCGCTACATGGCTGCAAGTCCAGAAGCCTGGGTTCAAAACTTTGTGCATGCTAGAGTATTTGCTGCCAAACAAGAAATCTATCAAGCCGAAGTTCGCAGAATGACTGCAGATCCAGAGGTCACCAGCATGCCAGCAGACGTTGATACTGTGGTAGCGCAGGCCAACATACGTTTTGCCGATGAGCAGCCAGAACTACCATCAATGCTGCCACCCACAGCCTGATTATCAAGCATGTGACGTTTATAACGTCTGTTCAATCTGACGAATCTTTTGCTGCACAGCGTCTAGATTCACAGTGTTCCACAATCCAGGATGTAGAGGCCTAGGCCAGCGTCCTGTGCCAATCCAGGCATAGCCCACATGTTCATGATTCAGTTCAGGCACAAACTCCTGCTCCACACGACACCAGAAGGTGTGATATTCAAATGCCGAATCAGGTGATGTGAATTTTTCAATGGGAATCAATTGCTTGTATTCGGGCATGGCACCCAGTTCTTCCGAACACTCTCGTTCCACTGCTGCAATTAGTGTTTCACCGTATTCCACCTTGCCACCTGCCAGCCCCCAGGTGTCAGGATACTTGGGATCGTTGCGCAGTAGATACAGATATCTGTGTGTGGCAGGACAAAAAAACCATACCCCCACTGCCTTCACAATATGAGGTTCCATGCTCCCCCTGCGTATAGACCGTCAATGCTCTTGACCCATTTTACGTTGTCCCAGTAGTACTGGATACCTGTGGTCAGGTTGACCACGTACTGAGCACCAACATCGTTTTGACTGTCAAATGCTATGATCCATCTTGCACCATTGTATTCCACAATGTCGCCGCTGCGGGCAATCAAGGGCTGAGCACCGGATCCACTCCAGGCAGTGGGATTGGTGCCCACGTTGGCAGCACTGCCAGTGCTTTCGGTCAGCAGGTATCGTTGACCTGTTGCCGCAGCAGGCAAGCCATCTCCGGGAGCAGCAGTCAAGGGATTCACCACAGAGTTCACAGGATCCAGAGTGTTTTGTGGTGCAGTGTCAGGATCAATGTTGAAGATCAACAATCGATCATCTGCAGGATTCACAGCAACAGTGCCCACAATACTGGAATCAGGTGCCCAGGGATTGTCCAGAGTGATGTAACTGATGCCAGGTCTAAGAACTCCATACGCACTGGCCACTGCTGGCCATGTGATTTGTGGATTTTCCACTAGAGGAAAGGTAAACGATGCCAGGCTCAGTCGATCAGGATTCACAACCTGAGCAGGCTGCAACACCTGCAGTTGTCCATCCAACAGCAGTACCTGATAACTCCAGGGAGTTACCTTGACTCTGGTGCCCAGCAACAGGTCGTTGTCCAGCAGCGCATTGTTGGCATCACCATTGGCATCAAAAATAGACGCAATCACACGTTCCACCACACCCAGTTTTTTCACCTTGGCCGGACTTGATATCCAGATTGGCAGGCTAAAAGTCAGAGTCATGATGTCTATGGGATTTTCTGTGTTTACAGGAATAGATCTTGAACTCCAGTTCACACGCTCGAGATCGCATGTGGTAAGACTGGTCCAGTCAATGTAGTTGTCTGTGGCCTGTATTTCCAAGGAAGGATTAAACAAGGTGGCAATTTGCTCAAACAACTGCATCTTTTGATTGGTGTTGGTGGTCCATATATCCAGATTGATTGTCAACTTGTAGGGCACCGGCATCAGGCGTTCAATTTGAAACGCATTGCCCTGTGTGGTTTCATATGTTTCTGTGCCAGGATCATATGATCTCTGACGAACCATCATTTTGTTCACATGATAGGGTTCTTGCATTCTGGGACGATCATAGTCCAGGCCTGTGATGTGAAAAGTCATTAGCGGAGAAGATGGCAGCGAGTTGGCAGAGTTCTGTTGTATAATTGTCTGTGCCTGACGACTGGCATCACCGTAGCGTATGGGCACACGCACCAGATCCTTGATGCCTTGCTCGTCACGCCCGTACTCAACTTCAAACAAGCTGAACATGCGGGTGAATTGCAACAGATATCTACGTATCTGTTCGTCGAAAAAAAACATTTGACTCATTGAGTTGTACCTGGTTAACTGGACTTCTGATATGGCTGTGTGCCTGGATAAGGATTTGCAGTCTTATTACCGCCATCGTCACCGTTGACAGCATCAGGTATCAGAGCCTGACTCAGACTCTGACGACTAGGTATGTTGCCAAGATCAGTGGTGTTCACAGTGTATGTATTGTTCACAAAGCCTGACCGCAAGGTATTGTTGTTGGCACCTGGTGTGAGATTGGTTCTGACATCGCTTTCGATCTTGATCCAGCTGGTGCCGTTGAATCTAAACAAGCGATTGGGGAAATAATCCAGACGCAGAGCAAATTGTCCAGCAACTGGTGCGGACGGAAAATTAACGCCAGCAGTCACAGGCAATCCGTTGGGTGCTTTGCCGTCACCAGTCAAGTAACCAGCAGTGTAGCCATCTCCGGTTGGAGTGTTGCCATCGTTGGCCACAGTGCGGCTGGCATCTGTGATGGTGTAATCTGCGGTATAGGTTGCTGACTCAGGGTTGGCAGGTGTGCCATCTGAATTTGTGGCCACAATGTAAAATTTAACCACATCAAATCCTGACTTGGGAACTTCTGCTTCGGCCTGAACCAGGATAGCATCATTGATTTCCAGATCCTTGGGTCTTGTGCTTTGCCAATCAGCAATGCTGATGGGATTGGTTTTTTCAGTCCAGTATTCTGCATGGGTTATCTCTGTGCCCGGAGGAACGTTTTTGTTTGATATGTAATATTTGTCGCCGTATAACACAGTTGTTCCACCTGGATAAAAATTGCCTGGATCCCAGATGTTGTTGGGTTCAAACGGCTGCTTGGTAATGTCATTGTACTCTTGTGCATTGACCATGGGCGTGGCCTTCACACGCCACAGGTGTGGCAGCCAGGTTTGACTAAAGCCTTCACTGGCAAACGATGCATCCTGGATCACATACCACTTGGGCAGTGCTCGGGGTATGTCACTGTTCAAAGGATTGTAGTCGCGCAAACTGGGTAATTCTATCACGTCGCCACTCATGAGTTTGCGACCCACAGTGTCTATCATGCGGTTGTAATGAAACGTGATAAACAAGGTATCGTTGTTCAGGAACAGACCAAATTGTGTAAGATCAAAATCTATGTCTTGTGCTCGATAAACACCACGCATGACATAGATGTCTTGATCGTATTTTCTATCTCGATTTTCCAACAACAACAGATCTTCAATAAACAACGGATTCAGTGTGTCGTATTTGGGCAAGGTAGCATCCGGATTGCCCCCGTTGTCGCCTGTGGCTGGACCCAGGTATTTGTGCAGATACACGTCGGCTCCGCCCACCTGATACATTTCGGCTATTGTTCTATCAAAAAACTGATAGTCGGCTGAGCGATTGGGTTTGTATAGTGATAATCTGGGCATGGTAATGTATTTATGGGTCAGTTGACCAATAATCCTGTTTGTGTTATAATTACTGCATTAGTAAGGAGTACCATGAAAACCACTGCCACTGCTCAAACAGCTCGCGCAACTGTGCGTCCATTAAACCCACGCAGCGCCGATACCAAATTTATGGGCGATGAGCCTACCTGGCGTGTACAGCCCATTTATGATAGAATAAGTCAGCTGACCAAGGCGTTTA